TCTTTTGAAATAGGTATCATATCATCATCGCTCCGTCAGCGTGATCTGCAACCCCTCCCACATAATCATGCCATCCCTCTCAAAAGGGATAGCAGCAGGACGGTTGCCCACATAAAACTGTTTGGTGACAACCGCCCCCTCCATGGGATCGGGATAAGTAAAATCAAAAAAGACGTCCTGCATAGCTTTAAGGACGCCTGATATCTGCTCATTTGTAAGGGTGGGGAATGTCATGTCAATTTGTCTTTTGACGGCCACCCTAGCGCGGTTTAGTGTGCCATCGGATGTGCGTGTTGTCGCGTCTGCATCGTCTAGGTCCATGATGGTGACAGTAAACCCGCCAGGAGCGGGATAAGCGGCGATCTCTTGACCGTTTATATATAACTTCATGCTATCACCTCACACGCGGAATGGTAACTGGCCCGTGCGTCTTTGCTCATCGCGGATTACCTCAATAGCTGCACGGCCAATCTCACTCCGAGAGATCACGGCTTGGATGTATTTGAGATCCCTTATTGCTTGCTCGACGCGACCAAGAGCGGCAAGCACATCGCGGTTTCCGCCGCTGGTCATGATCGCTTCTAATTTTGACAACGGTGCGATAACCTCAGGGTCCGTCCTTGCGCCAGGGTTGTCACCAACCATCGCCAATGTTGGACCAAAGGCAAGACCGCCCCTTGCTAACCGCGGGATCTCAGGGATGTTAATACCAAAACTTCCGACGCCAGTCAGATCCTCAACCCAGCCAGGTAAGTCGACCTTGACCTTGTTAAGTTGACGGATAAGCCAATTCATGGCGTCAATGATGATATTGATTGCGCCCTTAAAAAGAGCCACAATTCCATCCCAAATACCACCAAAGAAGTCCTTGATGCCGTTCCATGCTTTTTCCCAATCACCTGTAAAAACCCCAGTGATAAAGTTCATTAATCCAATAAAAGCTTTTTTGACACCATCGATGACTCCGCCGATAGCCTTGAATACATTGTCCAAGACCATCTTGAACGTACCGCCGATGAACTCAGCTAATGGTTTCAGGACATTCTGCCAGAGTACTTTGAAGATGTTGACAAGTTCCGTCAGCACGCCTTTAATCAGATCGCCTAAGAACTTCGCGAACGGCTTCAACACTTTTTCCCAGAGGAATGTCAGCACTGCTGACACAGCTTCGATTGCAGGACCTAGCATCTCGCTCAACGCCTTACCGAGCGGGACGAGAACATTCTCCCAGAAGGATTTCGCAACATCGGCCACGAATTGGAAAGCGACGCCCAAAACATCGACCAGCACTTCCCCCACCGGCACAAAGACGTTTTTCCACAGCCACACAAAAAACTCGCCCACAGGTTTAAGGATGTTGTCGTAAATCCATCGCAAGGCCACGGATAAAACATCCCACGCTTGCACAAACGCCGCCGCGATCCACTCGCCGAAGGGCACAAGGACATTTTGCCATAGCCATGTCGCTGCCTCGCCGATCTTGCGAAATATACCATCGACAAAACCTCTAAACGCCTCGTTGGTCTCGTAAAAATAGACAATCGCGGCAACCGCAGCGCCAATCGCGGCTACAACCAATCCGATCGGTCCCAGTGCTGCGGTCCAAGCGGTGGTAAGTGCCGTGCGCAGTACGTTTAATGCACTAACAATCCCGCTAATAATCGATGTCCAATTTGTTGCAACAAAGTAAGTGACAAATGCTGCGCCAATACCTGCAAGAGCCGCTTTGATAACCGCAGAATTGTTTTGGATAAAATCCCTTAGTTGACCAAAGGCGCTCTTAACCTTTGCAGCCATCTCAGCGGCTTTTGATGACACATCGTCCATGGCTCCGGTTATCGTGTCCAGCGCCCCTGTATCCACATCACTTTCAGCCGGCACAAGCCCACCAATAGCTCCTGCGCCAACCGCCGATGGCGTCGTGCCCCCGACAAGGTTAAGCTCGTCAAAACCCGCCACAGCACCCTTGGCTTTCTTGCCTGCTTCTTCATACGCTTCCCCTAAATCAGTAACGGCGGATGCTTGGTTTTCCGCCGCTTGTGTTTGTTTAGCGGTGTTATAACCAAATAAGGCTTGCATAAATGCGGCAATATAGTTGACTACATTTGCAAGAGCAGTAGCCATACGAGTGAGGGCTGGCAGCACGCTGTTGTAAATCGGCAAAAACGCTTGCCCAAGTGCAAGTTGTACGTTTTTAAGTTGGGCCACAAACGCGGATTGACGTGTTGCAGTGTTTTGCACAAGCTCAAGACCGTACTTAGTCGCCGTTTGCTCTAGGATTGCAAAGTAACGGATGGTTTGCTGTGTGTTAAAATCGAGTTGTGCCCAGCTGCGATTGCCGGCAAACTGCTTAAATGCATCGGTTGCTTCGAGCAGAGAGATATTAACGTTGACGCCAAGATCCTCTATCGCTTCGGTGGAGCCTAGCATACCGGATCTGATCCGGTCCATGACGTCCTCCATGGTGCGCCCCGTGCTGGAGGAGATGACAGCCGCAGCCTGTAGCAGATCCTGCGTGTAACGCGCAGTCTCGTCTGCACCCGATGCAAAACCGCTGATAAGGTTGGCAAATATCGCGCCATATCGCGTCGCCTCAGACCGTGCCATGCCCCATAGATGCGCCTGCTCACTTACCCATCTGTTAAACGATGCGGCGCTACTGCCCATCAAGCGATCAATCTGTTGCAACGCCGCCTCAAAATGGATGGCTTCTCTTGTTGCAGCGCGAATACCAAGTGTGGCTCCGGTTGCGGCTAGTATCGTGGTGATTGATCGCATCGTCTTATTGACGCCATTCTTAAATTTTTCTAAATCTTTTTGCGCCTGCATCATGCTCCTGCGCATCTGGCTAAAGTCAGCGCCGGCACGCACCATCAATGTTCTTGATACAACCACATTCTCACCTCACTCTCCGGCTAATAAAAAGGAGAACGGATCAATTCCGCTCCCTTACCTCTGTTTTCCCGCCCATCTGTGCGTTGATCGCTTTGATTTGCGCAAGTAATTGCTCATCTGACATAGGTTCCGGCTTTTTGATTTTGTTTAGTATCCCTTTAAGATCGGGCATGCGCTTAACCCGCTGCCAATAAGCCGTCAGATAAGCTAGTATCAATCCTTCTTCGCCGTCTTGTTGCAATCTTCGGTTATATTCTTGTATGTGCAGATTAAGCTCATGCGGCGTCATCTCGTTGTACTGCTCAATGGATAAACCTATGCGGATTGCCGCTCTTAGGCTTTGCTCCCAGTCCCATTCTTCTGCTTCCCCGCGTTTCCCTCCGCATCACCACTCCCAAAGGCAACGGCAAACGCCTCTTGCATCTTATCGATGATGTACTGATAGGTTGGAGCCTGGTCAAGCAAATCCTCCATGTCCTCCAGTTTTAAGTCCTCGCCGTTTTTTCTTGCATCGCTCAATAGACCGCAATAGACGATCTTTTCGATTTCTTCGACAGCAAATTCACCCTCTTGATTCGCCGTCATATCCACTCCTAACGCGGCCATTGTCTTGAGTGCTTTATGTCCAAAGCGCAGTTCGCGCGGTCTGTCTAACTCGATAATTACTACATCGTTGTTTTTGCTCATGTGTTGTCCCTCCAGGTTAAAGTGTTCCTGGGGCGGTTAAGCCCCAGGTTGTGCATTACGGATTAGGTAATTCAAGGGTCGGCTTGCCAGATACTTTGATTGTGATTTCAAAGCCAACAGCTTCCTCTAATTCAGCAGTTGTTTGAAACGCTGTAACAACGCCTTTAAACTTCCAACTCGCACCCATCGCTTCAGGGAATTGAATCTCGAAGTCTTCAACAGTGCTTGCCTCAAGCGCTGCATAAACGGCAGCTTGACCAGGGTCGGACGGTTTAAAGTAACCCGATGCGGTTACCTCGCCGCCATCCTTAAAGCCGCCGATAAACTCGCGATATTCCCCTTCGCTCCAAGGTTGTTACGTCGATGGTCTCTTGTGTCATGGACGGGGACGAGATCGACGTAAGCAATCCCACAGGTACTCCAGGATCACCAATGAGTAACTTAGTGCCTAATGCTCTTTGTGGCACGGGTCATCAATCCTCCTTGTAAAATACTGAAAACTCAATTGGACAGCGATATAGCGCCGCCTGAACCTCGTACAATTCGACTGGCATCTCGTATGTCAAGTCGTCGATATAAGGACCTGCCGAGCCAATTTGGCGGCCAGGGAAAGACAATAAAATAGCGATCACCTTTTTCGCGATCGCCTTCATTTCGCTATATTTCTCCGCAATGACATTGATTTCGCCGCGGACTTCTTTGCTTGAGAGGTATCCCTCTGTTATCGCCTTGTCCCGCAAACCTTCACTCGATGAATAGATGATATAAGGGACTCCGTTGTGTTTGGTCGCCTCCGGAGCATCGAGTGGATAAACCCTGTTGTGGACCTCCGGTATGGCGATTAGTTCTTGCCGCAAAGCAGGTTCAAAATCCAACTCGATCACCCCTTTAGCGCCTTGTCTACTTCTTTCATCGCCACTTCCAGCACACTGCGTCTGATTTTCTCCTCGTTGTCATCGATTGCACGCCGCATAAAGCGGTATCCGGGAATGTACTTGCCATCTACTGTCATAAAGCCGTACTCCTGCGACGTTGGATAGTAGTAGCGTTTTCCGTCTTTCGTCTCTTTGACAAAAATGTGATTTTTAGCGGGATCCATCATTACGTTGTAAACCGCCCTGCCAGGCACTCGTCGTCTAAACTTACCGCGCCTTAGGACGATTCCTCGTTTGAGTTCTCCGGTGTCCTCCGGTGCATTGGCCCTTGCATCCTTATACGCAATGCGTGCGCCTGCTCTAGCAGACTTACTCGCAACAGACGTCGGCACTTTACCGAGCTTTTTAAAAGAGCGCTCCAGCTCTTTCATCCCTTTTATTTCCCACTTACGAGCCATCTTACTGTCGCTCCAAGGACACTTGCATTCCGTCGATCCTTCTCCACTTCTTTGCCTTGCCGATGCGATACTTAAATGCGTTGTTAGCTATCGCACTAGCCAATTTAGAAGCGGTATCAATCGAAATGAGACGACAACATACTCCAACATAAACTGCGTTAAGTGCCGGTTTCCACCACCACGCAGATTTAATTTGCATTTTGATTTCCATCTTACTGTCGCTCCTTACACATAAGCTGCAGTTCACGCTCGCCGAACTCCGGATGGATAATATGCAATATTTCAAACTCGGTTTCCCCATACTTTACCCGCATCGTCCGATCGATGTCACTACGGTACCGGATCCGGATCCTCGTCGTTACTTCCGCATGCTCGCTCATGGCAGAAAAGTATTCTCGCCCCCGGAGCGGCTCAATCCCAGCCCATACCGTAGCGACAGGCACAAATTCATTGATCGGCTGTCCATACTCGTCAACATCATCTGGGCTAGGAGGTCGGATGATCGTCACACGCTTGTTTAGGCGGTTGATAAGTAACTTAGACATACTCATCACCGCCGTAAGCGTATTGCAACTGCGTCATGATTGACTGGATTGTAAATCGCACTTTATCCGACGGTTGCTGACCGATCAGATCGCGGTTTTCGTACCAGTCTGCGCACAATACTAGACAAAAGAGCTTAGCAAGCTGATTTGTTTCGTCGAATTCCACCTCGGTTGCGTTGTGGAGATATGTCTCCGCGGCCCCGATCAGCATTTGGATTAGACCATCCTCTTCATTACCATCCACCCGGAGCCACGTTTTAGCTTCGTCAATCGTTAGAATCGCCAT